TCGTCCCGCGCTGGGCCACCGCCGGCGGCGACATCTACGGCAACAGCCCCGGCATGGAGGCGCTTGGCGACATCAAGCAGCTACAGCACGAGCAGTTGCGCAAGGCCCAGGCCATCGACTACCAGACGAAGCCGCCGCTCCAGGTGCCCGTGTCGATGAAGAACCGCGACGTCGAGACGCTGCCCGGTGGCATCTCGTTCGTGGACGGCGCGTCAGCCGGCATCAAGACGGCGTTCGAGGTCAACCTGAACCTCCAGTACCTGCTCAACGACATTCAGGACTGCCGCGAGCGCGTGCGTGGTGCGTTCTATGCCGACATGTTCCTGATGCTGGCGGGCCAGCCGAACACCCGCATGACGGCCACCGAGGTCGCCGAGCGCCACGAGGAGAAGTTGCTCATGCTCGGGCCCGTGCTCGAGCGCCTGCACAACGAACTGCTCGACCCGCTCGTGGACATCACGTTCACGCGCATGTTGCAGGGCGGCATCATCCCGCCGGCGCCCGAGGAGTTGCAGGGCATGGACCTGAACGTCGAGTTCGTCAGCATGCTCGCCCAGGCGCAGCGTGCCATCGGCACGAACTCGGTCGACCGCTTCGTCGGTAACCTCGGCCAGATCGCCACGATGAAGCCGGACATCCTCGACAAGTTCGACAGCGACCAATGGGCCGACATCTACGCCGACATGCTCGGCGTGGACCCGTCGCTCATCATCGCCGACAAGGAAGTCGCAGCAATTCGCACCGCCCGCAACCAAGCGATGGCGGCCAAGGAGCAGGCGGCTGCGTTGCAGCAGTCGTCGCAGACCGTCAAGAACATGGCGCAGGCTCCGACTGGGCAACAGAACGCATTGACCGACGTGATGAACATGTTCAGCGGATACACCAGCCCATCGGCGCTGGAAGTTTGAAAGGACCACCATGCCATACCTGAAGCAAGGCAACAATTTCCTGTACGACAATACGACCAACGACATCGTCGGCATCAAGGACGCGGACGGCGGCGAGATTTACTTCCCGATCATGCGGAACGAGCCGACTTACGCCACTACAACCACAGCTGTGTCAATCGTCGCTCCTGCCGCGACTTTCACCACGCTGACCTACGAGGACAGCAGCGGCAGCGTGCGTTTGGTGAGCGCCGGCATCCATAGCCTCACGAACGCAGTCGCGCAGAACAAGCTTGTAAGCGTCACTTGGGCTGGCGGTACTGGCGTCAACGGCCTGTACACCGTCACCGATGTCAGCGCGGCCACTACGAAGATCACCATCAACTACCCGCACGCTGCCGGTCTCGGCACTCCAACCGTGACGGTTGTCGGTAACGACATTACTCTTGCTTCGGTGACCATTCCGGCGAACGCGATCAAACCAGGCATGGAACTTGAGATTGACGCGCTGTTTGCGATGACGGGAAGCGCCAACAACAAGATCTTCAAGGTCAACATCGGCGATGCCGGATGGTATTCGCAGACTGTTGCCGCATCGAACGTGAGCTTGTCCGTTGATAAGCAGGCGTGGGCGAACACAGCCACGACCCTAGTTTCAAACGCTCTTGCGGCACCCGGACACGGTGCGTCAACTGGCGCAAACGTCACCATGACCCCGACTGGCGGATTCGGCATCGCGCAGACGTTCGCCATCACCGGGCAGATTGCAACCGCCAACGAGTTCATTACGCTCGAGGCATGGAATCTCAAGATCACCAGCACGTGACGGTGCCCGTAGGAAATCAGTAACTCCATAAAGTTCCGACGTGAGCAATTACGACCCACTCGATATCCGTGGACAAGAGCGCAACAAGGCCGAGCGCGACCAGCGTGAACGCCTCGAGCGCGAGAACGAGGCCGCCGACGTCAAGTGGCTGATGAACAACAAGCGTGGCCGGCGCATGGTGTGGCGGTTGCTGGACAGGGCCGGAGTGTTCCGGTCCTCGTTCGCCACCAACAGCATGACAATGGCCTTCTCTGAAGGTAACCGTAACTACGGCCTACAGTTACTTGGTATTATCCATGCCGTATGCCCGGAACTTTATCCGGTCATGTTGAAGGAACACACGAATGAACGAACCAACGACGATGCTGGCGACCCCAACCAGTGAGGCGCCCACATCATCGAATGCCAGCAACACCTCCGCGACGGCGGAGAAGTTGTATGGCGAGCAGAAGGCGTCTGCACCTCAGACTGCGCCCGCCGATACGGCCAAGGCGCAGGACGCCCCTGTGACCGGACAGGCAGAGAAGGCCGCCGAGGCACCCGCCGACGCCAAGCCGACCACGCCTGAGAAGTACGAATTCAAGGCTCCTGAAGGTCAGGAGTTTGACGGTGACACCATCACCGCGTACTCGGAGGTCGCACGGGAGCTCCAACTGAGTCAGGACGCTGCGCAGAAGCTGCTTGACGTCATGGGCCCGAAGATGGCCGAACGTCAAATGGCTCAGATTCAGGCCGTTCAGGGCGCTTGGATGGAGGCATCCAAGCAGGACAAGGAATTCGGCGGCCCCGCGCTTGCCGAGAATCTGTCCGTTGCCAAGAAGGCGCTGGATGCGTTCGGCACCGCTGAACTCCGCACGCTGCTCAACGAGTCTGGGCTGGGGAATCACCCGGAGATCGTCCGGTTGTTCTTCCGCGCAGGCAAGGCAATCAGTGAGGATCGTGTCGTGACGGGCTCGACCGGGCAGGCCAAGGCCGGCCCTAAGTCGTTCTCCGATCTGGCCGATGTTCTGTACTCGTAACTAACCCCTACAAAGGAATCGCAACATGGCAACTCTCTCTACGTCGAATCTGACGCTGGCCGACTGGGCCAAGCGCACCGATCCGGATGGCCGCGTCCCGGTCATCGCGGAACTCCTCTCGCAGTCGAACGAAATCCTCGAGGACTGCGTCTTCAAGGAAGGCAACCTCCCCACGGGCGAGCGCGTCGTCATCCGCACCGGGCTTCCCTCGGTGTACTGGCGCGCCCTCAACCAGGGCATCCCGAACAGCAAGAGCACGACCGCTCAGGTCGATGAGGCTTGCGGCATTCTGGAAGCCCGCAGCGAGGTGGACAAGGATCTGGCGATGCTGAACGGCAACACCGCTCAGTTCCGCCTGTCCGAAGACGTCGCCTTCCTCGAGGCGATGAACCAGACTCAGGCCACCACCCTGTTCTACGGCAACCCCGCCACCGATCCGAAGCAGTTCCTCGGCCTCGCGCCGCGTTACTCGGACATCGGCGCCGGCAGCCCGAACAACTCGCAGAACATCATCACTGCTGGCGGCAGCGATGCCACCACCAACACGTCGATTTACCTCGTCGTGTGGGGTGACCAGACCGTGTACTGCCCCTTCCCCAAGGGCAGCAGCGCCGGCCTGATCCACGAAGACCTCGGCGAGCAGACCGTCTACAACAGCGATGGCACCCGTCTTCAGGCGTATGCCACCCGCTACCAGTGGAAGAACGGTCTGGTGGTCAAGGACTGGCGCTACGTGGTCCGCATCTGCAACATCGACACCGATGACCTGATTGCGCAGACCACTACGCAGGCTCCTACGGCTGCGACCGCGATCATCAAGCTGATGAGCCGCGCCTTGTACCGCATCCCCAACATGGGCATGGGTCGGGCCGCGTTCTACATGAACCGCACCGTCCACAGCGGCCTTGCGATTGCTGCGCTCGATAAGAGCCAGGCAGTTCTGAAGGTCAACGACGGTCTCTCGCAGTTCGGCACGCCGTACAGCTGGCTGACTTTCCAGGGCGTTCCGTGCCGCCGCGTGGATGCCATCGTCAACACCGAAGCCGTCGTGTCCTGATAGGACCGACAGAAAGGAACTAACACAATGATTCTTGACAACAATCTCGTCGTCTCTGGAACCGTCCCGGCCTCGGGAGTTATCACCGGCCAGGCAGCACTCCCTGTTTCCGGCACTCCGGTGCTCTCAACGGACACCATCGATTTGGCGGTCGCTCGTGACATTGGCGAAGGCTCTGATCTGTTCATGAACTTCGTCACTGTCGCGGCCTACAACAACCTCACGTCCCTGACGTTTGAGATCATCGGCGCGACCAACGCCGCTCTCTCAACTGACGTGAAGGTGATCGGTTCGTCTGGCCCTGTCTTGCAGGCAAGCCTGACGGCGAACGCGCAGTTCTCTGTTCGTTTCAATCCGCAGCTCCTGTCTACCGGACAGCGGTACATCGGCGCTCGGTACACCACGGTCGGAACCACCCCGACCACCGGCAGCGTGTGCGCTTACGTCGTCATGGACATCCAGGACGGTCGCAAGTTCTACGCCAGCGGCTTCTCGGTGACCTGACATGAAAGTCCGCGCACTCGTGACGTGTTTCATCGACAACGGCCTCCGCAAGGAGGGCGAAGTCTTCGAGTACAACGGTCCTGCCAACGGGAACGTCGAACCGATCGACGCGCCTAGCCAGTCGGAGCAGCCTGAAGTCGTGCCTGTGGTGCGACCCAAGCGAGGCCGGCCAGCCAAGACCACCGTCACGGCGGACTGATACGACGCATGTGACTCTGGAGGGGCGTCGGCCTAAACACCCGGCGCCCCTCTTTTCCTAGGAGGATCGAATGGCAAGCGTGGTTGAGATCTGCAATCTGGCACTCGCGCACCTCGGCGACGATGCCTCCATCGCCAGCATCGACCCGCCTGAAGGGTCGGCTCAGGCCGAGCACTGCGCTCGGTTCTACCCCATCGCCCGCGACAGCCTCCTTCAGATGCACGCCTGGAACTTCGCGTCCCGTCGCGCACTGCTCGCGCAGGTCTCGATGCCGTACTCCATGTGGAAGTACGCCTATGCCTGCCCCGGCAACATGATGGTTGCCGTCAGCGTGCTGCCGCACGACGCCGAGAACGACTACGCGGCCAAGTTCGTCCCAAGCGATACCCCAGACTTCCTGCACAACTACGCACCGCTCGTTGCAGCTGGGCGTTACGTGCCGCAGCCGTACAGCATTGAGACGGACACGTCCGGCAACAAGGTGCTGTATACCGATCAAGAGAACGCGCTGCTGCGATACCAGGCGCTCATCACGGACCCGACCAAGTTCGACCCGCTGTTCGTCATGGCGCTGTCGCACCACCTCGCCGCCATGCTTGCTGGCCCGGTCATCAAGGGCGATCAGGGCGCGGCTGAGGGCAAGCGGCAGGCGCAGATGATGATGGCCTACCTGCAACAGGCTCGCATGTCTGACGCCAACCAGCGCAACATTAAGCCGGAACACATCACGGGCTGGATTGCAGGACGCTGACCAATGCCAAGCACCCGCATCTACAACAGGTCGTTCGCTGGCGGCGAACTGTCGCCGGAGATGTTCGGGCGTATTGATGACATCAAGTTCCAGACTGGTGCCGCCAAGATGCGGAACTTCATCCCGACCCCGCAGGGTCCGGCAGAGAACCGGCCTGGCACGTTCTACGTGGCAACGGTCAAGGACAGCACCAAGCGCACGCGACTGCTGCCGTTCACGTACAGCACGACGCAGACGATGGTGCTTGAGTTTGGTCAGGGCTATATCCGATTCCACACGCAGGGCAGCACGTTGCAGGCCGGGTCGCCGGCTGCCTACAACGGCGCGACCGCCTACGTGGTGGGTGACTTGGTGTCCTCGGGCGGCACGAACTACTACTGCATCGCTGCCACGACCGGCAACGCGCCGCCCAACGCCACGTACTGGTATCCGCTGCCGTCAAGCGCCTACGAGATCCCGTCGCCCTACCAAGAGGCCGACCTGTTCTCGATCCACTACGTGCAGTCTGGCGACGTCCTGACGCTCGTGCACCCTAATCACGCGCCGCGTGAACTGCGCCGCCTTGGTGCCACGACGTGGACGCTGACGGCGATCACGTTCGTTGCCCCGGTCGCTGTGCCTGGCGCCCCGACGGTAACGGCCAGCCGCGGTGACGCGCTCAACATCACGGGCATCACGCAGGCCAACCCCGGCGTCGTGACCACGGTCGGCAATCACGGGTTCGCCATCGGCGACAGCGTGTACGTCAATGGTGGCACCATGACGCAGTTGAGTGGGTTTTACCTCGTCAACACGACGCCGGCCACGAACACGTTCTCAGTCAAGGCGTACGACACTGGCGTCCCGGTCGATACGACGGCCTACACCGCATGGGCGAGCGGCGGGTTCGTGCAGTTCGGTGACAAGAGCCTCGACTTCGACAACTACTACGTCGTGACGGCCATTGCGCAGAACGCGGTGGACGAGAGCGCGGCAAGCCCGAGCGGCAACGTCATCAACAACCTGAACGCCATTGGCGCCAAGAACACGATCAGCTGGAGCGCAGTCGCGGGGGCGCTCCGGTACAACGTGTACAAGCGTCAGAGCGGCCTGTTCGGCTACATCGGACAGACGGCTGCCACGTCGTTTGACGATGACAACATTGCGCCGGACATGGGCATCACGCCGCCCATTGTCGAAACTCCGTTCAACAGCGCAAACAACTACCCGCGCTCGGTGTCGTACTTCGAGCAGCGGCGCATCTTCGCCGGCACGAACAACGCGCCACAGACAATCTGGATGACTCGCTCGGGCACGGAGAGCGACCTGTCCTACTCGTTGCCGGTCAAGGACAGCGACCGTATCAGCATCCGCGTGGCTGCCCGCGAACTCAACACAATCAATCACATCGTCCCGCTGACCCAGTTGCTGCTGTTGACCAGCAGCGCGGAATGGCGTGTCAGCCCGATCAACTCCGACGCGCTGACGCCGACCACCATCAGCGTGCGACCCCAGTCGTACATCGGTGCCAACGACGTCCAGCCCGAGATCGTGAACAACACGGTCGTGTACTGCGCTGCCCGAGGCGGTCACGTGCGCGAGCTCGGCTACTCGTGGCAGGCTAGCGGCTTCGTGACGGGCGACCTGTCGATCCGGGCCGCCCACCTGTTCGATGACCTGACGCTGGTGGATATGTGCTACAGCAAGAGCCCGCAGCCGATCCTGTGGTTTGTCAGCAGCAACGGCAACCTGTTGAGCCTGACCTACATGCCCGAGCAGCAGATCGGAGCTTGGGCGCAGCACGACACACTGGGCCTGTATGAATCATGCACCGCCGTAGCCGAGGGCAACGAGGACCGCGTGTACGTGGTCGTCAAGCGCACGATCAACGGCAATTCGGTCCGCTACATCGAACGGATGGCTAGCCGGCAGATCACGACCCTTGAGGCGTGCTTCTTCGTGGACGCGGGCCTGACGTACGACGGCACGAACACCACGGCAACGACCGTAACTGTCTCTGGCGGCACGACTTGGGGGCCGTCAGACGTGCTGACGATCACGTCCAGCACCCCGATCTTCGCGTTCCCGGCCACGACCGACATCAATGACGCCATCGTCCTGACCGACACGGCTGGCAACAAGTACCGACTTCGCATTATCGGCACGAGCAGCACGACGGTGGCGACCGCCCGGGTTGACGTCACGCTGCCCGTCGCCCTGCGCAACACCGCCACGACCGTCTGGGCGTTCGCCAGAGACAGCGTGAGCGGCTTGGGGCATCTGGAGGGGGCTACGGTCAGCATCCTCGCAGACGGGGCTGTACAGCCGCAGGAAACCGTCTCCAGCGGCTCCGTGACGCTAGACCGGGCCGCAGTCCTGATCCACGTCGGCCTGCCCTACGAAAGCGATCTACAGACCCTGCCGGCGGTGATGAGCATCGACGGTTACGGGCAGGGGCGTTATAAGAACGTCAACAAGGCGTACCTGCGGGTGTTCAAGTCGAGCGGGATCTTCGTGGGCCCGACGGCTGACCGGCTCGTGGAGGCCAAGCAGCGCACGACCGAGCCCTACGGCACCCCGCCGAGCCTGAAGAGCGACGAGATCGACGTTGACCTGAAGCCAGCCTGGCGGGCCGGCGGTCAGGTGTACATCCGGCAAGCCGACCCATTGCCCCTGACGGTTGTGGGTCTGACCCTTGAAGTTGCGCTAGGAGACTGACGATGAGCCAATTCCTAATGACTCTGGAACAACAGCGCGGTGCAGGAATGACTGGCAACCCGCTCCAAACTTTGCCGTACCCAGCCAGCGGCGGTAATTTGGTCATGCGTCCAGAGTTCTCGCTGACCCCGGGAGACGTGCCGACCGTCGGCGAACGGTTCACGCTCGGATCGCAGTTGGCCGAGGGCTTGCAGTTGGCCGAGGGCTTGCAGATCGGCGGCAACATCGCGTCGATCTTCGGCGCGTTTACCGGGGCCATTGGGTCGTACTACTCGCTGAAGTCGCAGCAGAACCAGCTCAAGATGCAGGCGCAGAACGCGGCGTTCGCCGCGCAGATGACGCGCATCAACCGCCGGGCAGCCGAATTCACCGCCACGCAGGTCGGGCAGCAGGGGCAGGCCGCAGCCGGCCAGTACACCATGCGGGCAGGTCAGGCCCGTGCCGGCGCCCGCACCGGGATGGCTGCTCGAGGCATTGCGCTTGGGCAGGGGACGGCAAAGGAAGTCGTCGCCAGCATGGACCTGGTCAAGGAGATCGACCGCCTCGCCATCAACGCCTCGACCGTCCGGGCGCAGGAAGCTGCCCGGTTGCAGGCGTTCAATCTTGGCACGCAGGCCACGATGGCTGAACTGTCAAGCCGGAACCTGTCGAGCGCAGCCGGCACGATCATGCCGGGCTTCGGGGCGGCTACTAGCCTGCTCGGAAGCGCGGTCGATATCGGCGCCAACTGGGCCCGCAACAAGCGCATCGACGAACTGCTGCAAGGCGTAGCCACCGAACGATTCTGAGGTACCCATGCCAACCGTCCCGACCACCTTCGTCCCGCAAGTCACCCCGCCCGGAGGTGGTGACATCGGCCAGTTCCAGGCTCCCGCCGTGGAGCCCATGCGCAACTACACGGGCGAGCAGGTCCAGCAGTTCGGCCAGCAACTGACCCGCGCAGGCATGACGGCGTTCAGCATCGGCGACGCCATGCAGGACCAACTCGACGAGGCCGCTGCCAAGGAAAGCGACATCGCGTACCAGCAGCAGGTCAACGAGATCCTGCAAGGTCCGAACGGCTATCTGAACAAAGTCGGCAAGGACGCCGAAACGTCATACGTCAGCGTCAATGAGCAGTTGATTCAGGCCGGTCAGGCGAGCATGGACCGCCTGAACGACAGCCAGAAGCGGCTGTATCAGAACGTCCTCGCCCGCAACATGATGACCTTCCAGACGCAGGTGCAGTCGCACCGCGACAAGCAAGTCAAGGTCTACGCGGAAAACGAAGCCACGGCACGCGCCAACCTGTACGTCAATCGAACCGTGCAGTCATATAAGGAACGCGATGCGGTCACGACCGACGGCCTGCCGACGGGTGAATACAACACCAATCTCGGCGTGGCGCTGAATGAGATCCGCACCGTTGGCCGCCTGCGAGGCTTTGCCGAGGACAGCGCCCAGATGCGGGAACTGGAGAACGCGGTCTACACGCAGGCCGCGCAGGGCGTCGTGAACCGCCTGATGATCGACGGCCAGTATCAGGACGGCCTCGACTATGTGCGCAAGCAGTTGGAGCTCAACCGAATCGATCCGACCAAGGCCGACGCGATGATTGCCTCGCTCGACGCCAACCGAAAGCGTCAGATGGTTGACGAGTTGACCACGAGCATCCGCACGACCGGGGTGCTGGACACGCCCGCCGGCACGGGGAACTTCGACCAGATCATCGAGAACGGTCGCATCAACGTTGATGGCAAGGGCGTCAACATCGAGGCGCCCCCAGGCGCTCCCGTCAACGCTCCGGCCAACGGCACCGTCACGAGCGTCGATGTCAATACGGTCACGATTGAAACGATCGACGGAACCACCATGACGTTTGACAACGTCGCTGTGTTTGGGATGCTGGCTGAAGGGCAAACGGTCAACCGTGGCGAGCCAATCGGTATGGTCGGTAAGTACGATGCAGCCGAAGACGGCCTGTATCGCATCGGATACACCGCCACCCGCAACGGCGAGGCCATTGACCCGCGCAACCTGAACTCGCTCGACAACTCTGACCGAGACGAGGCACGCCGACCGCTGACGCTGCGCGATGCTCTGACCGTGGCCGAGCGCATCCAGGACCCCGAGGTCCGCAAGCAGGTGCAGTCGAACTTGCGCACGCAGTTCGCGCAGGAGGACGCGCTGGTCAAGCAGGAATACCGTGAACGATTGGATGCGATCACCGAGTTCTTGGCGGTCCCCGGGAACACCGTCGGCAAGATTCCGCCTGCACTATGGGGTGGGTTGAAGAAGAGCGATCAGAACCAATTGCTAAGTGGGCAAAGGGAAATCGACGAACTCGGTGTCATGGAGGAGATTGCCCGTGACCCGAGCGTGTTGACGGTCGATTACTTGGACAAGAACCGCCATCGCCTAACGCCAGGCACGTACGTCAAGTTGTTGAAGGACGCGGCGGACCCGAGCAAGATGGCGCAGGCTTCGGTTGATGCTGACCAGTTGGAATCAACGCTGGTGCGCAATGGGCTTGACACTCTGGCGTTCCCGATTTCCAAGGACAAGGATCAACTGCGTGCAAGCCTGCTGTTCCGCGACAACGTCAAGCAGGCCATTTCGTACGAGCAGACACGACTTGGTAGGTCGTTGAACCGTGATGAGAAGCAGCAAGTCATCGACACGTTGCTGCTGGACCGTGCGTTTGACGAGTACGGCGAAAGCAATGTCATCGCAGCCATGACACCAGAACAGGCATCTGAGGCATACGCCGACATCGTGGCCGAGATTCCCAAGAAACTGCAAGAACAAATTCGCGAAGTAATGAAGGCCAGAGGACAGGCGATCAACGAAGCCAACATGGCGATCTTGTACTTGGAGTATCAGCGAGAGCAAAAGGCAAAGCCATAATGCAGAACGAAGACACGCCATCGGAAGTCAATCCGTTCTTTGCCATTGCCGAACGGATGTCGAAGCCGCCGTCGTCTCCGACCATGCCGACCGACAATCCGTTCATGGACTTGGCGCCGTCGGTGAGCACTGTGTCGCAGCCGCCAGCGATTGGGTCGTTGTCAGCCGTCGCAGGCATCAACCCCGACCAGGCGGCAGAGGCCACGAAGTTGGGCACGCCGCTCGGCATCGGGCAGGACTTGGCGCTACGCAACATGGACGAGCTGCGCCGGCGGTCGATGGTCGCCAGCGTGCAACGCAGCGGGATGTTGCAGAACAACCCGCGCCTTGCGCAGTCGCTGCTTGACCCGGTGTTCGCTGCACAGGCGCACGACGATTTGGACTCGTTGAACGCAACGTCAAACCTGTTCTACAAGGTTGCATCGGGCATCTTTGAAACACGGGCAGCCCTGCTCGGCGGCTGGGAACGTGGGTTCGGCACGGTTGAACGCGGTGAACTGCAATCGCGGAAGATTTTTGGTTCGGCAACTCCACTCGATGTTGCGCGTTTGGAATATCTTGAAAAACGTCTAGGCGACATGCCGCCGGGCGGCGTTGTGAGCATGACGGCTGAAGTCGTTGCCCAACAGTTGGCAACCGCCAGGTCTGTTGGCACGACGGCCCTGATTGGCGCCGCTGGGGGCGCAGCGTTTGGTGGCGGTGTGCCGGGTGCCGTAGCAGGGTTTCTTTCGTTTGGTGCAGCCGGTCTCATGGCGACCACTACGCAGACTGAGGCTGGCAACCTGTACGGCGACATGGTTGCCGAGGGTGTCGATCCCGACACGGCAAGATATGCAGCACTGACTGGCGGGTTGCTGAACGGCATCATCGAACTGGCCGGCGCCAAGATCGCCGCGGCCCCATTCAAGGCGTTGGCATCCAAACTTATGAAGGATGCCGTGAGTTCTGCCATTGCTAAGCCCACGACTCGCGCAGCGATGGCAATTGCAGGCAAAGAATACGCCAAGCAGGTTGGCACGGAAACCGCCGAGGAAATCGGTCAGGAACTTGTCGCCATTACCAGCGAGGAACTTGCCAAGGCATTTGACGGCGTCGATAGCGAAATGTCGTTGAAGAAGGCGATGTCGCGCATTGTTGACGCTGGCATTGCAGGATTCCAAGGCAGCCTCGTGTTGGGTGGTATCGGCCCGACCGCGAACTTCGTCGTTGACGTCAAGCGTGCAGACGCCGTCGCCAAGCAGCAGGAGTTCTTCGACGGCCTCGACGCTGCCAAGAAGGACGGCAAGCTTCCCAATCGCAACCTCGACGCCTACGAGGGTTTCCTCGCCCGGCAGGCCAAGGGTACGACCGCCGACACGGTCTACGTCGAGGCTGAGGCTGCGGCCCAGGTTCTCGCGCAAAGCGGACTGAGCGTTACGGAACTTGAGAAGGTGCTGCCCGGCATCCGCGAGCAGTTGCAGAACGCGCTCGAGAACGGCGGTGACATCACGATTCCGACGGCGGTCTACGGAGCCAAGTTGTCGGGCACGCAGCTTGGTGACGCGCTGCGCCCGCATATGCGCCTGAGCCCGGAGGCTATGAGCGTTGCGCAGGCACAGGAGTTCAGCCGTAAGCGCGATGCGTTGCGGCAGGAAGCCCAGGCGGCTCTAGCCGAGCGGCAGGAAGCAGACGCCGCGTTTGTGGAGTCTGCCCAGACGGTAGAGACGACCGTGGCCGAGCAGTTGCGCCAGACGGGCATGCAGGACATTGAGGTCCGCGCCAACGCCGAGCTGTTCCGCGACCTCGCTGTGACGCAGGCTGCGCGTATGGGCATTACGCCGGAACAGTTCTACGAGCGATACCCGTACCGAGTGCGCGGCGCCCAGGCGGTGCAGGAAGGCCAGCCGTTGGAGCAGGCTCGTCGGGAGCCAGCGCCCGAGAAGGGTGTGTTCGACGCCAACAATCCACCGGCTGATGTAACGGCTGAAGGAAGCCGTAAGGCAATCATGGCCGTGATGGATTACGAGGGGAAGATCTACTACGACCGTGCGGCAACGATGCACGGCGATTTGCTGGATTCTTTCCCCGAACTAGACGCAGACCTGATTATCGATGGCGGATTCATCCGTGATGGCAAGTACATCCCGAACACGTCAGACGGTGGGTTTGCGGCAATTGAAGGAGGGCGCGAGCGTCTGGCATTGGTCAAGGCATTTGCCAACAAGGCAAACCAGCGGGCGGGCGCGGTTGATGCTGTAGCACAGATTGACATTGACTACCTCGACGCCGTCGAGCGCGGCGACATGGAGACGGCGCAGCGCATGGTGGACGAGGCGGCGCGGGCGAGTGGGCTGACTGAAGAGGTATGGCGCGGTGACAGTCGATTCAACATCACGGAATATGCAGCACGACGCCGAAACGAGCCTGGCATCTTCACGACGTACGATGAACGAGTCGCCAAGGATTACGCCGCAGACGGTGATGTTCGACGGTTCTATGTTGGTGGCAAGACGCTTGATCTTGCTTCAAGATCAAGGGAGGCAGTCGCGTGGATTCAAGAGTGGGCCAAGGAGTCAGGCTACGACTTCATCGACAGCGATGACGGATTTGAATATGATCCAGTAGACATTTATTTCGCCTTAGAAATGTGGAACTTTGAGGGCGATGGGTCAGGAGCTCGTTGGAAAGACATTCAGCGTACGGCACAGGAACAGGGTTATGACATTGTTCTGTTGGCAGATAGCCACGATTCGCAGCCGATGACATCCGTTGTCGTACTCAATGAGAACAACATCAAACTCGCCGACCCGGTTGTGTACGACGAATCCGGCAACGTCGTGCCGCTGTCTCGCCGCTTCGACATCACAAGCCCCAAGGTGTTTGAGCAGGCGGCAACCGTTAGATCTGGAGCGGAGACGCTAGAGAAGTATGGACTTGATCCGTCCAAGAAGTACAAGACTCGAGAAGTAGCTGCAGCACTTGAGGCCCGCCAGCGAGATAAGTACGGACTGATTGGCCCGAAGGATCGCAGTAGGGAATCTATTGAGAAGATTGCAAATTGGATGGTGGAAGAAGTTGAGTTCGAAATGCAGAACCCGGAGAAGTCCGGGGTCGGCTGGTATTCAGAGAAGTTCCAGCGCGCACTTGACCGAATGGGAGATGTCTTCCCTGAATTGAAGACTGACCAGACTGCACGGAACCTTATGACGGTTCTAATTGCTCTTACCTCGGACGGACAGAAGGTTGTCCCAAACTTCGCCCAGGCGATGGACATCTACGGGAACTTCCGAGATACGGGGCGGTTCACGACATCGAAGGGACATGCTCGTCAGGAAAGCATTGATAAGAATCTTGCTGTCGTCCAGCGTCTCTATGACACGATGGGCGCGGACAAGATGCACGATTATCTAATGCAGGAGGAGACGGTATCGGAACTGAAGAAGCTTGCCGAGAAGGCCGGCGGAAAGATGAAGTCTGACTATCAGGCCCACATCAAGCTGCCGCTGGCTGCCATTGAACTTGGGCCGAAGCTCGGAGCGTTTTACGCAAACTTGATGGGAGCGCACGGTTATCTCACGATGGATAGGTGGTGGTCGAGAACCTTCAACAGATATCGTGGGACGCTGTTGCAATCCAACACGCGAAGCGCGCTCGACAAGTTCAAGAAGCTCATCGGAAACGAATCGCTGTCGGATGACGAGGTGCTTTCGGCTGTTGTGGAGCCGAGAACCGCATACGAAAAGCGCGGATTCAAGACGCGGCTAGCTGTTCTTGTCGGGAAATCTGAACCATCCAACACCGTTGAAAAATTGAAGTGGATGGAGGAGGCAAAGACTCTAGCTGGCGATCAGTTTGACGCGATGCTTCAGGAGCATCAAGTTGAACGTGCGGCGAACACCATTTATAAGACTGCGTTTGAGAATATTGAGGATGCTCCGTTCAACGCGACGGATCGCACTTTTATGCTCGAGTCGGTGAACAGCGCCCAAAAGATGCTAGAAAGCAAGGGCATTTCCATCAGCATCGCGGACATTCAAGCGATACTCTGGTACTACGAAAAGAGGCTATATGGCGAACTCGGAGCAAGACAAACAGCAGACGTCAGTTACGAAGATGCCGCAGCAACAGTCGCAGCTCGCTATGCCTCTGGACAGGGAATCGACGATCTTCTCAATGACTCCGGAACAGCATCAGAAGATGGTGACGGAATTGCGGAAGGCGTTCCTGTCGGGGAAGATGAATTCGACGGCGATGGCGGAATCCTTGAACAAGCCGCTGCCGGCCCCGCCCGAGGCGACTTCGACCCAGCCAAGCTGATGACCACGCTCCGCGAGGGGCGTGACTTCAGCACATTTGCGCACGAGACAGCGCACTTCTACCTGACCATCCTTGCCGACATCGCCCGCAGCGCCACAGGGCCGCAGCAGACGACGGCGGATATGGACGCCCTGTTGCGGTGGTTCGGGATTGAAGGCGCCACGCCGGCGGAACGTCTGGCGAAGTGGTCGAGCCTGACCATTGACCAGCAGCGCCAGTACCACGAGCAGTTCGCGTACTCGTTTGAGATTTACCTGCACGAGGGCAAGGCGCCGAGCGTTGAGATGCAGTCGCTGTTCAACCAGTTCGCCGCATGGTTGAAGCGCGTGTACAAGTCGATCCGCGACGAGTTGAACGCGACGTACAAGGCGCAGTTCGGTCGTGACCTGCCGATGATGAACAGCGAGATCCGGCTCGTCATGGACCGCATGCTGGCGACCGACGAGCAGATTGCCCGCGCCCAGGCCGTGCGTGGAATGAAGGCGATGTTCCAGACGCAGGAACAGAGCGGTATGAACGATGCGGAGTGGGCGGCGTATCAGGCGCTCGAGCAGGACGCGACTGACGCTGCGACGGCGGAACTCACGAAGGCCACGCTGAAGGAGTTGCAGTGGTACGGCAACGCGCAGAGCAAGTACCTGCGCGAGATTCAATCCAAGCACGACCGCGCCCGCAAAGAGATTCGCGAGGAGGTTTCGGCGCAGGTGCAGTTGGAGCCCGTGTACCGGGCGATGGAACTGTTGAAGCGCGGGGTCGTGCGGTCAGAGACGGGCGAGACAGCCACCGCGGCTGGGATCTCCAAGCTCGATCTTGCGACCGTCAAGGCGATCATGCCGGCAGATTTCGACCCGGCCAGCCTGAAGTACGGCAAGTACGGCATGGTGCAGGAAGGTGGTCTGCACCCCGACATTGTGGCCGAGGTGTACGGGTTCGGCAGCGGCGTGGAACTCATCAATGCCCTGCTCGCCGCCAAGCCCATCAAGGACGAGATCAACGCCCGCACCGACCAGCGGATGCTAGACGAGAACTCCGACTTGGCGACCCCGGAGGCCCGTCAGGCAGCCGTGGACATGGCGATCCACAACGAGGCTCGTGCGCGGTTCATCGCGGTCGAGCAGCGGTGGCTTGAGAAGCAGCGGCGCCCGGCCAACGACATGTTGCAGGCGGCCCGTCAGGTCGCTCAAGACATCATCGGCGATGTAGTTATCCGGACGCTCAATCCGAGGCGCTACGAGGCCGCTGAGGCCGAGGCAGCGCGGACGGCCACCACGGCCTACCGGGAGCCACAAGACCCGTCTACGGCAGGCCAGGCGGCTGCAACGCGGGCCTACAACGAGGCCATCGCCGCCGGCCAGACTCCCGACGAGGCGACCGTGGCTGCGACCGAGGCCGGCGTAGCGGCGGTTGCCAAGGCACAAGAGCGTCGTGCCGAGTTCGATGCCAAGTACGGCGGTCGGGAGCCGGCTGAGGTTGCCCGCCGTGCCAAGCGCCAGCAGCTCGTCCAGAACCAGTTGGCCCGCGAGGCCATGTTGGCTAAGGAGGAGATCGCCGTCGCCGGCAGGGACTTCCGCAAGTTCTTCCGGTCAGACGAGAAACTGGCAAAGACCCGCGACATGGCTCCGATCATGGCGGCACGGGCCATCCTGTCGTACTACGGGTACGGCAAGCGTGGCGAATCGCCGGCCCAGTACCTCGACCAGTTGCGCACCTACGCGCCCGAGCTGTACGACCAAATCGCGCCCATCGTGCTGAAGTCGTTGTCGGGCACGGCGGACTACCGCGACCTGACCGTGACTGAGTTCCGGGTGTTGCGCGACACGGTGCAGGCGCTGTGGGCGCAGGCTCGTCGGGACCGCCAGATCACCGTCGAGGGCGAGCGTGTGGCGCTCGACGTTGTTCTGAAGGAACTGACTGATCGGTTGGAGACCATCGGTGTCGGCGAGCGCGTTGGCCAGCGCCAGGCGCCCGGACCAATTGATCGGGCCAACCGAACGCTTTTGACGGCTGCTGCCCTTGCTACTCGTGTTGAAACGTGGGCAGACACACTCGATGGCATCGGTGGCCCGGGACCATTCACGAAGTATTTGGTACGCCCCGTATTGCAGGCCGTGGACCGATTCAAGGTGGCACGCAACAACTACGTGAAGCGATTTGTTGATCTATTGAACACACTTGAATTGCCGGTCGGCAAGATCGCTGCACCGGAACTCAACTACACGTTCGGTAACGGAAACGGCGGTATCGGAAAGGCCGAACTGCTCGGAGCCCTGATGCACACGGGCAACGAGAGCAACTACAGGAAGTTGTTGCTCGGTCGTGGCTGGGGTGAGCTCGACGCCGACGGCAATCTGAACGACAGCAAATGGCGGTCGTTCGTCAACCGGATGATCGCCGAGGGCAAGTTGACGAAGGCGGACTACGACTTCGTGCAGTCGATTTGGGATCTGCTTGAGGAGATCAAGCCTATTGCCCAGCGGGCTCACTTTGAGATGTACGGCTACTACTTCAAGGAGATCGAAGCCACTGAGGTCGTGACGCCGTTCGGGACGTACCGGGGCGGCTACGTGCCTGCTGCCACCGACAAGTTCATGGTGCAGGACGCCCGCGTCAAGGACGGCATTGACGAACTGGAGGCCGATTGGCGGAACTCGTTGCCGTCTACCGGGGCTGGATTTACAAAGAGCCGCGTGGCTGGGTACAACGAGGCTCTGTCGCTCGACCTGAGCGTAATTGCCTCGCATACCGACTCCGTACTGCGATTCAGCATAATTCAGCCGGCAGTAAAGGACGCAAACAAGCTCCTCACGAATCGTGAGTTCAAGGCATTGTTGGCACGATTCAATCCTGTTGCGTATGAATCGATGCTAAAGCCGTGGCTTATCCGTACGGCACGTCAACAGGCAGCAATGCCGGGAATGTTCAAGGCGCTTGACCGGGGTTTGAACGGATTGCGCAAACGCGCAGCCCTGTCCATTTTCGTCGGCAATTTCCGCAACGCAATCTCGAACGCCACGGGTTGGTTCCCGGCAAGTTTGAAAGTACAGCCAAGGAACCTGAAATCTGCGTTCTTGGTGTATATGGGCGACCGGGGTGGCACTACAAAAACCATCACGGAGCTGTCTCCGTTCATGGCAGAGGTGTTGCAGAGTCAGATTTTTGAACTGCAAACAACGATGAATGACATTCTGTTGAACCCAAGCAAATATCAGAAACTCCAGCAATGGTCAGAACAGCATGGTTTGTTCGCCCAGCGTGCAGTTCAGAACGTAGTGAGCATTGTCACCTGGCTTGCTAAGTTCAACCAAACAATCGTAGAGATGAAGAAGCAGGGCGCGTCGGAAGCAGAGGCCCAAACGGAAGCCGTCGCGCAGGCCGACTCTGCTGTGCGCCAGACACAGGGTAGCCAAACACCAGAGAGCATTTCGGCCTTTGAGTTTGGAACTCCGTTCTATCGCACGTTCACGCAATTCGGTGGATGGGGAAACACGATGGCGAACCTCAATGCTGGCGAATGGGTGAAGACCGTTCGTGATTTGGGTTGGCGTAGCGGCAAGAGCAGATTGATCTATATCTACCTCATGGGCGTCATGGTGCCCGCGATGGTGGAAGATGCAATCAAGCGCACGTTCAACAGTGACTGGGATCCAGAAGACGATGAAACGTATCTGGACGTGTTCTTGGACTGGTTCTTCGGCAGCCAGGCTCGATATGTTGCCGGCCTAATCCCGTTTGGTGGAGCCATTACCACGGCCCTGACGGCTGGCTTTACGGACAATACGTGGGACGACCGCATGCTGACGAGTCCGTCCATTAGCGTGCTTGAGGCATCTACGGTTGGCACGTCCAAGGCTGTGGTCGCCATATTCGACGAAGACAAGGATATAACCGGCAGGAATGTGCGCGACGTGCTCACCATGCTCACCACATTCACCGGCATCCCGGTGTCGGCGCTCGGTCGCCCTGCCGGATATCTAGTAGACGTTGAACGCGGCGAGATCAAACCCAATTCGGGCTACGATATGATTCGTGGGATGATTACTGGCACCGCCACGCCGGAGAGCAAGCGATGACGATTAGCAGCACGACGCGAATCGCTGGGCCGTTCATTGGTAATGGGACCGCCAGCGCGTTCCCGTTCACGTTCAAAGTCTTCGCTGCCACGGACTTGGACGTCATCAAGCTGACCGTCAGCACGGGCACCGAGAGCACGCTAGTGCTCACGACCGACTACACGGTATCGCTCAACGGTGACCAGAACAGCAACCCAGGCGGCACGGTCACCCTGACCGCCGGCGCACTGGCGTCGGGATTCACGTTGACGATCACGTCGGACATCGCCAACCTCCAGCCCACCGACCTGACGAATCAGGGCGGGTTCTACCCAGAGGTCATCACCGACTCGCTGGACCGTGCCACGATCCAGATCCAGCAGATCGCCGACATTGGCGACCGGACGCTGAAGATCCCGATCTCGGACGGCACGCTCAACATGGAGCTGCCGACGAAGACCGAACGCGCCAACTCGTTCCTGTCGTTCG